AAATAGTAAGAGATGTTAATAAAAATATGGAAAGCCCTGATTTATCATTACCATTAACAGACATGTTAAATCTTTATGAAATCGATTCTTACGATGAACTTGTAGAAATTTTAAAAAAATATATGGTGGAAAATCAAAATAAACCAGAGGGAACAATTTTTAGATTGGTTAATTTATATACTAGAATTTTTTACGATGAATTAAATAAAACAAATAATAGTCTAATTAAAATTTTTAAAATAATCTTTCCAAACAAAAATATTAATGAAGAAAAAACCAAATCATTTTTGACTAAATGGTTCAAAGATAATCAACTTGATGCATTTGATTTAAATATTTGCTCTGATTATAAAAAGTTTATTAAAGGTTAACCATTATTTTTTTAATAATAATAATAATTTGGTATTACAACTATAATAAGTAGAATTTAATAATCTAATTTTTGGTTTATTAACTGGTTCGGATTCTTTTTTATTATTTTCAGGTTCGGGTTCTTTTTTATTATTTTCAGGTTCGGGTTCTTTTTTATTATTAACTGGTTCGGATTCTTTTTTATTATTAACTGGTTCGGATTCTTTTTTATTATTAACTGGTTCGGGTTCTTTTTTATTATTAACTGGTTCGGGTTCTTTTTTATTATTAACTGGTTCGGATTCTTTTTTATTATTTTCAGGTTCGGGTTCTTTTTTATTATTTTCGCATTCTTTTTTATTATTTTCTTTATTTTTACTTATTTTTTTATATTTATAATTTTCTTCAGAACTTGAATTGTCTTCCGAAGTTAATTCATATTCTTCTTCTTTTTTACTATCGTTATTTGACATATATATATTAATTATTAAAAAATATTATTTAAAATGCTTATATTTTAATAAAATAGGTTTAAAGTCTTTCATTCATTTTATATTAAATGCACTATGATAAAGAAATTTTTGTAAAAGATTATTTTAAAATCCATAATTTTTATTCTAATATTTACGGTAAAGATAAAACAATTATATTGATGCAAGTTGGTTCTTTTCACGAAGCATATTCAAATAATTTAGAGGGTCTTGATTTACCAAGTCTAGCTCAAAAGTTAGATATAGTATGTACCCGTAAAAATGGGAACAAAGAAGATAGTCCTCGAATGATGGGATTTCCAATTCATGTAACTCATAATTTTATCGATAAGCTTATCAATTTAAATTATACCGTTGTTTTAATTGACCAAACATCGGAACCACCTGAGCCTAAAAGAGAAGTAACTGGAATATATTCACCAGCTACTTATCTAGTTGAAAATGTTTCTAAAATATTAAATCTAGTTTGTATAGTAATAGATAAAACTAAAACTAAATTAAATGACCAATTATGCATTGGTATTTCATCATATGATTTGGCAACAGGTAATGGTTATATCTTTGAAACCTATTCAACATCAAATGACCAATTATTTGCATTGGATGAAACATTAAGATTTCTTGAAACAACAAAACCAAGGGAAATATTATTAATTAATAAAATTAAAGAACCAATATCTAATATGAAACCGAAAGAAATTATACAATATTTACAATTAGATGAAAAAATTACCTATAACATTAAATTAGAAAATCAAGAAAAAATTAAATATCAGGAGAAAGTATTAGAATCCATTTTTGAAAATAATTCTAAATTATCTATCTTTGAAATGTTAGATTTATCTTTTTTTAATTTAAGTAGATTAGCTTTAGTTGTTTTATTAGAATATTGTAAAGCTCATCAAAACAATCTACTGAACAATCTTAAAAAACCCACTAATTTTACCAGTGATAAATTTTTATATTATGGGAATAGAGCAATGGAACAATTGGATATTTTTAATAAAAATCCAGTAGAAAAAGGTTTATTTGATGTAATTAATTTTACTAAAAGTTCTTTGGGAAGTCGGTTTTTGTATAATTCTCTAACTAAACCACTTTTAAATCCAAATGAGCTAGAAAAGAGATATAATTCAATTGAAAAAATATTAAAGGAAGAACACGAAAATTACTTGGAAAATTTTTTAATTGATGTTTACGATATTGAAAGATTAAAAAGACGTATTGATATGGATAATTTACATCCATTTGAGTTACACCAATTATATGTTTCTTTTTATCAAATAGAAAAATTAGTTGAATATCTTAATACTAAAAAATTAGAAATTTTAAACAATAATAATTTTAGTGAATTATTAAAAGAGACTAATATATTTATTGATTTCATGAATAAAAATTTTCATTTGGAAAACTTAGATTTAACTAATTTTAGAAATTATTTTGAAGATGATAAGACTTTCTTTTCAAAAGGTATTTTTTCAGATATAGACGATTTGGTTAGTAAAATAGAAACGGGTAAAAACTTTATCTTTCTATTAAAAAAAGAGTTAGAAAAACTGATTGAAGATGATAAAAGTTTATTTAAAAAAGATAATTCGCTAATTAACGAAAAATTTAATGAGAGAGATGGACACTATATGTTATTAACTAACAGAAGATGTAAAGTATTAAAAGATAAATTAAATAAACAACAATACTTAAATATTGGAACTTATAAATTAAAGGTATCCGATTTAGAATTTAACGAACTACCTAAAAGTTCTAATACAAAGATTAATTGTACAAAAATAAAAGAAATATCGAATGAACTAGTTATTAATAAACAAAAATTAGCAAATTTAAACAAGATTAAATTTAAGCAAATATTAAAAAATATTAGTGAAAAATTTAGTAATTTATTTATCTTTTGGGCATATGAAATAGGTTATTTAGATTTTATAAATTCAGGAGCCATATGTGCGAAAACAAATAAATATTCAAAACCAATTATTAAACTAGCTGATAATTCCTTTTTCAAAGCAACTAAATTAAGACATCCAATTATTGAATTTATTAATAAGGATTGGCATTATAAACCCCACGATATCAGTTTAGGGACAGACATAAATGGAATGATATTATATGGTATCAATAGTTCGGGTAAATCTACCTTGATGAAATCAATTGGTCTAAATGTAATTCTTGCTCAAATAGGGTTATATGTTAGTGCTGAAGAATATATCTTTTCGCCATATAAATCATTGTTTACAAGAATAGTTGGTAATGATAATATGTACAAAGGTCTAAGTTCTTTTATGGTTGAAACAATGGAGTTAACTGCCATTTTAAAAAGAAATAATAATAATACTTTGGTTATTGGGGATGAAATTTGCAGAGGAACGGAAGAAAAATCAGCGAATATTATTGTAGCGTATATGTTAGAAACACTTTCGAAAGCCAACTGTTCTTTTATTACAGCAACCCATTTACATAAATTAGCTAATATGGAAAGCGTAAAAAATTTAAAAAATGTAAAAGCAAAACATTTAAAAATAACATATGATTCAGTAAATGAACAATTAATTTATGATAGATGTTTAAGTGATGGTCAAGGGGAAACCTTTTATGGTTTAATGGTCGCAAAATTTTTAATGAAAGATAAATATTTTAATGAAAGAGTAAATTTACTATTAAATGAATTTGATGAAATAGAAAAACCTAAAAAATCCAATTATAATGATGATTTTATGGTTGAATGCCATATATGTAAAAAAAATAAAAAATTAGAATCTCATCATATTATTCCTCAAAAAGATTTTAATAAAGATGAGACTCATAAAAAAGAATTACATATTAAAAAAGACAATTATTCAAATATGGTTACTTTATGTAGCGATTGTCACGATAAAATAGATACAAATGAATTAGTAATAAATGGCTGGCTAGAAACATCAAATGGTAAAAAACTAGATTATAAAATTCAAGAAAAAGTTAAAAATTCTAGATTAGATAAAGAATTAATAGAATATATAAAAGAATTAAAAAATAATACAGATAAGAAAATGGCTATTATTAAAATTAAAGAAAAATTTAATAAAAGAATTACAGCTAAAACTATTAACCAATATTGGATATAAATACTGGATATAAATAAATACTGGATATAAATAAATACTGGATATAAATAAATACTGGATATAAATATTTTATAAATTATTCGTATTATAATTTATAAAATAAATACTTTTTTAATGATTAGACAATATGTATCTTTTACAATATTAATATTATGGTTCATTTATACTTCATACGGTTTTATAACTCCATTATTACTCATTCAAAAAGAAGATTTAATTTATAAAATAATTCAACACGCTCACAGTAGTTTCGTATATAATATATTTACTTTAGGATTTCAACCAAATATTTATTATACCAACGAAATAACCAAAACTCAAAACAAAGTTGATATTTTAATTTGCAATCATGTTTCTTCAATAGATAGTTATCTTATTTATACTATACTAAAACATTTTGGTATTTATGATTGGATTTCAATGGCAAAAAAAGAATTAACTTATATTCCTGGTTTTGGTTTTTATTTCTTATTTAGTGAAAATATTAAAGTTTCTAGAGATTGGGAAAAAGATAAATTAACATTTAATCAACAACTAGAAAAAATAAAGGATGGAATTATAATTGTTTTTCCCGAGGGTACTAGATTTGAACCAACAAAATTAAAAGAAGGTCAAGAATTTTCAAAAAAAAATAATTTACCAGTTTTCGATAATTTATTAGTTCCAAAGGCAAAAGGCTTATTTGAAATGATAAAATATTTTAAAAATAATGATAGACTAGGAAAAGTATTTGATATGTCAATTATAATGAAGAATTTTTTTAGGGAAAAAGCTCATTTATCGCAAATATTTAATAAAGAAATGGGTGATGTTTATCTCATCAATAGAGAAATAAAATTAGAAAATAATTTAGATAACTATGATGATTTTAAAAATTGGCTGATGTACAATGTATGGAAAAAGAAAGATGATTTAATTACATTACATAAAAATATTATTTATAAAAAAATGAAAATTAAATACGATTATGATATTATAGTAATAAATTTAATATATATGTTTCTTACGACTTATTTACTATTTGACAGTAATTTCAGAATGTATTTTTTGGTTTCAATAGTAATTGCCTATATGATGATATTTATAAAAAATTGTTAAAAAAATATACTAATAAATAATAAACTAGTAATGGCATTAAAAAGGCTTCAACAAGAATTAAAACAATTAATGAAAGAACCTAATTACTTTTTTAGTATCTATCCAAATGAGAAAAACTTTTATCAATGGGATGTGTTACTAATTGGTCCTCCTGATACTCCTTTTGAGGGAGCTATTATTAAAGCCCAAATTAATTTCCCTGGAGATTATCCTAACAAAGCCCCAAAATTTCAATTTATTACCAATACATTCCATCCTAATATTTACGATGACGGAAGAGTATGTATTTCTATTCTTCACGAAGGTATTGATGAATTTGGTTATGAAAGTATTTCTGAAAGATGGAATCCGTCTCAATCAGTTAATACTATATTGATGAGTATATTACTAATGTTGGCTGCACCAAATTTTGAATCACCGGCAAATGTAGATGCGAGTAAATTATGGAGAGACAAACCTAACGAGTATAAAAAGATAGTTTATAAGATGGTAGCAAGTAGTCAGAATGTATAATTTAGAGTTAAGGGGAGTTTATTTTAGGGTATATTAGAGTTTACTATGACTAGGTTTACTCTAGAGTTTAATTTCAGTTTACACAACAAGTATATTAGAGTTTACTATAACTATAACTATAACTATAACTATAACTATAACTAAGGGGGCTTAAAAGATAAATTCATTATTATTTTAATAAAATGATAATTAAATTACCTGTATGTGCAGAAGATAAAATTTTATTTATGAATTTCCATTTAGAAAAAAGTGATAATGAAATCGAATTAACTCTTTTCAATAGAAACTATGAAAAAACAATAACAAAATTGAAAATTCCTTTTTGTAATAATTTTGAAGGAATAAGCTATGTAGATTTATTCTTCCCTTTAAAATTAAAAATAATAAATAAAAAAATAATATTTAATAACTTTTTCCAAAAAATTTTATTATCTCAGAACAATCTAGCAATTGATTTTTTTATAGTATTAGAAAAATATTTGATAAAAGAATATGAATTAGAATTTATTAAAAAAGAGGATTTTGTAAATTGCGAAAGTCGAATATGGGATTATTGGTCTAATTATATAGATACCATTCCGACTACCAATTATTTAGAAACAATACAAAAAATATGGGAAGTTTCTCAGCTATATTTAAATTTTTCTTTGTTTTTGATTTATTTAAAACCAGAATATACTAACAAAACTATTAAAGATTATACTAAAAAATATAAATTAAATAAAAAAATATTAAATCTAGCCAACACCGTTAAAACATTAAAGTTTTCTATTTATTCAAGTAATGATTATACTTTTAATGAGCACTATTTAAGAATTTCTGAAAAAAAAGCAAAATTATCAGAGTTAAAGATAGGCTTTAAATATTTTATCAAAAGTTTAGAAGGAAATAAATTTTTTGAAATAGAAGTAGCGAATATTAAAGATAACATAATACATACAGATAATAACCAAGTTTTTTTATTTAATAATTACGAATGGTATTTTTACATCTCTAATTTGGATTTTGATTTTGATATAATCTTTTTTAATCTTATTATTAATGCTAAAACATATGAAGACTTTTTTGAAAGATGTGACCTTAAAATTGAACCGATACATTGTAAAAAATTATTGGAGTATTATTTTAATAATAATTACGAATGTTCTTTAATTTATTTAAGAAAGTATTTTAACGATATCTTTAGTGATTTCAATTTATTAAAGAAAAATAATTATTCAAATGCTTTCTTTAATTATGTATTAGTAAAATACAGAGAGAAAGAAGATATATTAGAAATTTTAAAAATATTATTTTCAAATTATAGCTATCCAATAAAACTGAATAAGATAGATAGAAATTTTGACCATATATTATATTTTTCTTTTTATAATATAAATAAATTATACGGACCTACATTGGATAATTCAATTAACGAATTTATTCCGATGAAAGTTAAAAACTTGTATTTTAATTTAACTAATTTATTTTATCAAGTATCAGTTAAAAATAATTTTCAATTTTTAATAAACACCCAAAAGTTTTACAATGATTATTTACACCGGGTAATAATAAAAATTTTATTTACTAATAATAAATTATTAAGCACGCCTTTTATCATATCTAAATTAAATAGTGTTCAATTAGATAAAATATCTAATATTATTAAAAATATGGTATTGTGTATTGATGTGACTAATAGATTGTTTTGGTCAAATTTACCTAAAAGACTAAATTATTTGAACATTTTGTATGAAAATAAAGAATTAATATTTTATGCAGATAAATTGAATAGGAATATATTTCCAGAAAATTTTGATAGTCGTTTAAAAAAAATTATCGAATCTCCATATGAAATGTTCAAATATTTAAGAAATGAAAAAGATTTTATTAAATGGATTAAGTTTATGAGTAATAAATTATCAGGTTTATTTTATAATCAAATTTCATTATCGTCAGATGATTTAGACCATTTAGGTAAGATAATTTTTTTATTAGTAAATATTAAAGAACAAAATATTAAAAATGAATCATATATGAAATTTATTAATTATTGTCAAAAACATAATAAGTTAATATTAGATAACACAAGAATTAATTTGAAAATTAAAGAAAACTTTGGGTTTCTAAAAACAAATATTAATTTGGGATTTTTAGCTAGACATTTAACCTTTGGATTACGAATTGATTTAGATTACGAATTAGAAAAGACACAAGACTTAATTAATATTGAAGAATTATTAAGAAAGGTTGTTAAAAAATATCATAAATATAAAGTTAAATACGTTCAAAGTAAAAAAACCAATGCTACAGAAATGCCCTTATCGGTAACAAGTACTAATTTTGCTCTTGGTTATAAACCGTAAATTATTAAGCTTCTTGATTTTCGTCATCTTCAGATGATGAATTATTATCACTAGATTTACCAGATAAACTACTTAATTGGTCATTTTGAATATTTTTTAAGTTATCTTCATCTGATTTTAATTGGTTTTCAATTAAAGTAATAGTTTGATTAGTTTCATCTATTTTTTGTTGTGTTAATGTTACATTTAATTGAGCTTTCTTTAAACTTTGATTTAATGTTTCTAAAGTTTTCTTAGCTTTTATTAAATTAGCTTTTGTTGCATTAACTGCTGTTTCGCCATATTTTAATTTTTCTTCACTAACAGATTTTTTCATTTTACGATAGGCTTCGGATGAAGTAGCAAAAATTGTTTCGGCTTTTTCAAGTTGGCCTTTTAAATTAGATGTTAATTTTTTAGAACTTTCTAATACCATAAGTTTATTTTTATCATCTCTATCAGATGCAAAATCATCACGAGCTTGTAATTCTTTTTTAATAGCTTCTTCTAATTGTTTTTTTATTTCTTCTGCTTTATCTTTCGCTATATTTAATTTATTTAAACTTTCAGTAACTTTTCTGTCTGCTTTAACACTATCAAACGCGCCCCCAATAGATTTTAACTCTAGATATTTTTCTTTATATTTTAAATATTTTTTTTTAAATATTTCTTGATTTGGATCCATTTATATATATGTAGTTAGATTTAATTATTATTAAAAATAATACAAGTTATATCTTTTTTATGCTGATTTATTATTTTATTATTTTCACTGTCAAAATTATTTAAATAAATTAATATCATTTCTTTTTCATCTTGTGAAGTTTTTATATTTTTATAAATAGTTTTCAAGTCAATTAATCTAACTTTTATCATAATATTTAATAACTTATCTTTGTCAATGTATTCCCACTTACCTTTATCGCCATTGTAATGTTTAATGTAAGATGATTTTAAACTAGGAATCATAACATTTTTATATTCTTTATATTTATCCGTCGTATAAATCAATTTAACCATCTCAACGATAGGATATTCATGAAATTTTATACAAGTAATAATATTTGTTTTTTCTTTTATGGTAAGTTTTGACAAGTCT